CACGACCTTTATTCACAAAAGTTTCATTATATCTCTTTACCTCACGGGCAAGAGTTTCCATAGGATACATTCTACCATTACGATTTTTGATGTTTCCTTGGAGAAATACTCCTTCAATATATAATTTTTTACCAGAACCTTTGCCCTCGGTAATAATTTTTACATTTGAAATTTCTTCTGTGATAAGTTTCATTTTTTTATGCGGTAAATCCTACTTTTGATCCCAATACTCCGGCATTTGCAGCAAACACACACTGAGTTGGATTTTTTTCAAGATATTCTACAGTTCCTGCTGGCATTGTAAAAGATCCAACTACAGTTCCACTTTGAGTTTCGACAACCGTAACAAGGTGTGCGCTACTATGACCATTAACTAAACGAACAACTGTCGCTTCTGAAAAACTAGTAGCAGCTCCAGTTGTTGTTGGGCAAGCTGCCTCAGCACCTTTACATAAAGTTCTTGCCATTATTCTTCCTCTTGTGATTCTTCTGAGTTATCAAACATGGAGGCACCGACATCAGCACGAATACCATCAATTTTTGAAGATGCCTTATCATATAAAGCATTTTTAATTTTATCACTAATTTCAGATGCAGAAGCACCTGAAGCAATCAAATCTAGTACGTCGTCCATTTAAATTATTATGATAATATAAGTTATTTATATTTCAGCACTCTTGCCATCTATTTGAGTTATCCCACCTTGAACCTCTAAATCTGGTTCCATAGGAACATCACCCATCATTCCATTATCTCCTCCTGGTAAAGGTTCTCCGGTAATTGGATCTATGGCATTTGGATCTGGAATAATTCCATCTTTAATTTCTTGTTCAATTTGTTCATCAATTTCTAAAATTTCCGTATCAGTCTGTCTTAGAATTCTTCTACGAACATAATCATTAGAATAATACTTTCCAATATATGGTTCAATAGTTGCAAGAAGACCTAATCTTTCATTCATCAATTCAGATTCTTTTAATTCTGCAAATTGATTATCATATAAGAAATCATATTGAATATGCTCATTCATAGTCTCCCAATCTTCGGGAGTAACAATATTTTTAAGAATTAACTGAGTTCTTAACATGTCACTAAACATGTTAGCAAATCTTTTTCTCAATCTACCAACAAACTTAGCAAATTTAAGTTCGTCTCTTAAAATTTCAGAAGAACGACCAAGATTAAATCCACCATCTGAGGCAATTCTAGATTCTGGAACTCCAAGTGAACGATAAAGTTTCTTTTGGAAATATTCAATATCTGATAATTCACCAAGATTTTGTCCACCAGGAAGAGTAGAAATTTCAGTTCCTCTACCACCTTCTCTTCTAGGAAGCCAGAAATCTTCCAGCATACTCATGTATTTTCTATCATCACGAATCTCTCCAGTTTGAGCATTATAGACTTGCTTATTTCTATAACGACTCATTACCTCTTTGAGATATTGTTCTGCTTTTACTTTGGGAAGATTACCAACATCAATATAAAAAATTCTTCTTTCTGGTGCTCTACTTAAACGATAGATGACCAAAGAATCCTCAATCATTCTAAGTTGATTAAGAGATTTAATTGCCTTGTGAAGATACGAAAGAACATTACCTTTATTTCTATCAACCAAACCTGAGGTGCAATAGGTAATAGAATCTTTGGCAATTTTAATTCCTTTTGCTCCTCCACCACCTACCATAGTTCCGGTAGGATAGTTTGGTTTTGGAGTATAAACAAAGTATTCTTCTAATTCTGGAGATTGAAATTTATCCTTATCTCTTGGTGTAAGATCAGGACCTAAAGTTGCTTTATTTTTTTTCTTTTCTTGTCTAATATGACGAATTTTTAATGGATCAATATATCTTAAATCTTGTATACCTTCTTCGGGTTTTTTCTGATCAATTACTTTTAAGTAATAAAGTCTTCCATCAATATACCAATTTCTGAAAATTTCATGAGACTTTTTATCAAAGTCCATAATTTTTTTAATATTTTTAAATTCTTCCCTGATAATATTTTTTAATTTATCACTAGCATTAAGATTAGAAAGTTCAATTTCAATTGGAGAATCATAAAGATCACTCACAATTGCTTCATTTACAACATCTTCAATGGCTCCATCAGCTTCTGGATGAAGTGACATCTCACGATATCTTTTAATTAAATCAAACTCAGTTCGGTATACACCCTCAATATCTAAGTATTGTCCGTAAAAACCACTAGAAATATAGTTATCAACCCCGTCCTCATTATTTTGAGGAACGGGGGAAACAACTGATGGTGATTTTTTCTCGGTGTCACTTACCGAAAAACCAAATAGTCGGGGAGCCATATTATAATTTTATTTTAGTCTATTGTCTTACTATTTATCCTTAAGAAATATCTTCTCCATTAGCCGCAGCAGATGATCCCTTAAATGCTTCCCAATAATGAACCTGCATTTCTACAGTAAATTCTTCAATAGTATCAGTAGTTTCGTAACTAAGATCAATTGTTGAAATATTTGTTGGGAAGATTGACTTGAACTTGTAAGATCTAAGAGTAGATCCATCACGATCAAGTTGGTGAACTAATGCATCAGATTGATAATCAACAGGATTTGTAATTCCTGTAGCATCTTCTAACTTGTTGATAGTATTCATCCATTTTTCCATCGCTGATCTGATCATAAAATCAGTATCATTGATGACTGTGATTGTCCAAGTTTCAAAGGTTCTGTCTCCAGCAACCTTTAAAATACGACCTCTGAATGGAATTTCTACAGGTGCGATTGTTGATGAGGGCAGTGCTGCTGCCTTAACCAAAAATCTTGATTTTTGTAAAACTTCATTTTCATTAACTGGTGAAACTAATGTAGGAAATGCTAAGACAACTTCAAATAAATTGGGTCTAGCACCACCACCAGTTAATTTAGATTTAAAATCACTAATTTTCCTTAAAGGAATTGTCTCTCGTTGTAAACGTTCTGCCATTGTTTTAAACCTCTAAATTAAACGGAACCGATGACTTCTTCAAATGCCACACCAGTTCTGGTGGCGATAAAGTTCAGACCGATGAAGTTAATCGATCTTGCTGGCTTGATGTATATATCAGCAACAAATTCATTACTGTCAATAATTGCAGCAGTGTTATTTGTTTCATCACAAATAACAATGAAATCTTGAATACCTCTCTTTGCTTGAACATCACGAAGGAAAGGTTCAACAATATTTACAAAGTTTGCTCTTGTAATTTCATCATTAAATTCAAAGAGTTGATCTCTTGCTGCAGCAGCAATAGCATCTTCAAGGAAAATAAAGAGACGACGAACATTGATGCGATCAAATGCCGATGCCTTGGCAAATCCAGTTTTATCACCAAATAGGATAATTCCCGATCCTGGTGAGAAGATGACTGGATTAACTCTGGAAGAATAAAGTCTATCTCTTTGAACTTTTCCTGGATTATATGCCAGTTTTACAGCATTGAGAATAGTTCCTCTAGCAGTTCCGGCAGGTGAGAACCATGGGAAGTTATTAATATCATTTCTAGCACAAGTTCCGGCAATGTCCCCATTTAAAGGAACATATCTGAATACATCATTAAATCTATCATACATGTACTTATAACCACTATCAAATATTCCATAAGATGAAGATGTGATAGGATTAAAGAAATCAATTATATTTGTAGTTGCATCTTCTACAGAGTTAATAGTTACTGCAGTATCATCTGATGTGTCAGTTAAAATTGCACCTCTATGTGGTGAAATAAATGCGACTGCATCCTTTCTTGCTTCTGCAACTTGAATTAGTTTAGTTGCAAGTGCTCTAGTATCGGGTTTATCATATTTTCCAGATCCCATCAAAAGAAAATCAACATCTACTTCTGATTCATTTTCAAATAATGAATAACCACTGATTAAATCATCAAGACCAGAATTAAGTGCTCCTGATTCTATTGTAGATTTACCTCCATAATTAGTACCTTGACTTAAAGTAAGATCTAATGGTCCACAAGCATCAAAAATATTTGGACCATCAGCATCTTCTGCCAGTTGATTCCAACCACCATCCGTAAATGTAGTGAATCCTGTGCCATCAAAACCAGTTTTTACCAGAGTTTGATTTGTTCCACTTCCGGCAAAAATATATTCGGAATTAACTTCCAAATATCTATTCCAATAAGATGGAGAACCTACTGAAAATTCTGCATCAGATGCCTTAGAAAGACTGAGATGTTTCTCAAGAATTGTTCCGGCATTTCCAGTAATTGTTCCTTTACCATCAATTACAACAACATGAATTTCATCATTTTTTGCTCCTCTTGCCTCGGCATATGCAGAAGTTCCTGGAGCATTTGCCAATGTATTCCATTTAACTGTGGATGTAGTTTCAGTTCCACCAACAGTTTGTGAACTCACTGCTATTGTTTGCTCTCCAAACCAATCAACAGCACCAGATACTGTAGTTGATGCATAAGAAACTGATTGTCCTGCGGTATGAATCGCAACATTACTTGTTGTAGAAAATCTATAGATATTATTATATTCAACAGCAGTGGAAGTTCCGGCAACAGATACATGAGAAACAACTTTTACATCTACATTTCCTGAATTTACTTTTGTTATGATTCCTTTAAAATGTCCGTCAAGAAGTTCAGTTTTTCCTGCACCAACACCAGTTCTAGAAACTACTGTTCCCTCTGGAACTGCCTGAGTAACACCCATGCCAACAGCAACTTGTGTTCCACCTTCAGGTGTTTGATCAAAAGTTAATCTTTGATCTGCCTGAGCATCAATAATTGCAACTCGAATATCATTTGCCCAAGAACCTGGATTTTTGGCAATTACTGTAGCACCAAGAAGTGGTGTCACTGGATAATTTAATTCTACATAATGATCACGACTTTTTATTTTTATCGTAGTTCCGGCACCTACATCATGAGCATTTTTAAGACCAGAATCATCTGCTCTGACAACATTCATGATGCCACCATAAGCCAAATAGGATGATGCTGTCATCCAAGTCTCGTAGTGTTTATCTTCACTATATGGTCTTCCAAATTTATCAACTAAATCATTCTCTGTGTTAATTCTAGTTACTGTACCTACTGGACCTTGTACAAAAGGACCGACAATACCGCCGATCTTGTCAGAAGTTGCATCAACTCTACCCTGAGTGAGGTCAACTTCTCTTATCAGAATTCCAGGAGATGCTAAATTTAATGGCATCTTGCTTTTCCTCGCAATCCAAATTACCTAAAAATATTTAGGAAAAGGGGTATTTTCAGTGGGGAAACGATGCATGAACTACCAATCAGGATATTCCCAAACATTACTACATTTTTTATTACCTTTTACTCTATCGATAGTACACTCTTTACACTCATAGGAATATGAAGATGGTAGTGCTCCTCTATTTTTTCTTATAAGATAAAAGTCTTCCAATAAATTTTTTGTCTTATGGCAAGTTCTACATTCTCTATCATAAAAAAGCAGATGTTCTAAATTTATCTGACTATCAAAATCCATTACATATAATCCCACATATAAGATCTATCACCATATTCGTCTGCATACCATCTATCTCCATCGGCATCTACAAAGTTACTAGTTTCAAATCCAGTTTCTATAAATCCAAAAGGTGCCATATCCTGTTCTATTTGATTTCTTTGTTCTTCATATATTCTTTTACGAACATCATTCTCTGTCATTTCTTTAAAATAATCTTGTGCTACTAACCATGAAAATATTACAAGACACATTGCCAAATCATCGTTACATCCTTCTTCTGCCTCAAAAGAATTTCCTTTCTGTGCAAATGTGGTAAGTTCTGATATAATTTCATAATCTGTAGTCAGTAACTTATCATCCTCCATCATAGTTTTTAAGTTGGAGCATCCTAACTTTTTAACTGCTGCAGTCATTCTGACACCAAGTTGTGATTTTTTACCACTAAATCCTGTTCCTACAACTTGTCCGGCACGACCTCTCA